ATGTATTGGCAAAAACGATTTGACAGAGAAAATCCTGATAAACAGTTGGAGGATGAAATCACTAAAATCCATATAGAAAACAAGGATTACGGTTACAGACGGGTATATAGAGAATTACGAAACAGAAAGATTTTTGTGAATAAAAAGAAAGTTCAAAGAATCATGCAAAAATTATGTTTCCAGGTCACATCATTTACTCGAAAAAGTCGCAGATATAATTCGTACAAAGGCAATGTTGGTAAAATAGCACCAAACAGAATTAACAGGCGATTTAATACATCTGTACCGCATCAAAAGATAACTACTGACACGACCGAATTTAAGTATTATGAGATTGACAACAAAGGCAGAATGGTAATTAAGAAATTGTATTTAGACCCATTTCTTGATATGTTTAATGGTGAAGTGTTAAGCTATGGTATAAGCAAAACTCCATCAGCGGCAAGTGTTTTATCGGCACAGAAACAAGCAATAGAAATAACATCTGATTGCCCATACAGAAGAACATTCCATTCAGACAGAGGTTGGGCATATCAAATGGGTGCATATTCCTCTGTTCTTAAAGAAAACAAAATATTTCAAAGTATGTCTCGGAAAGGAAATTGTTATGATAACTCTGTGATGGAAAATTTCTTTGGAATATTAAAGCAGGAAATGTATTATGGAACTACATATTACAGCTTTGAAGAGCTTAAAGATGCTATTGAAAGATATATAAAATATTACAACGAGAAAAGAATAAAAGAAAAACTTGGGTGGATGAGTCCGGTTGAGTATCGGCTCAACACCTTGGCTGCATAAAAATAGCGTAGCAGTCGTTAAAACTACTACGCTATAAAAAGTCTAACTTTTGGGGGTCACATCATTTAATATGAAGTCTCTTTTTTGATGCTATATTAAATTACCATCAGAAAGGAATGATTTATTTTGGATTTTAAATATCCCAATTCTAAAAAGTTATATTTAGTTGTTGAGATTTCGCAATTACTATCTAAATATAATTGCACGTTTTCTGAAGCAGAGAGTATTTTATCTCTATCGTTAAGTGAAATACGGCAACAACGTGAAAACCTTGAATATAATACAACATTGGATTATACCAATGGCAATAAAACAAAAATTGTTGATAACGAAGAAATTAAGCCATCACAACATATTGAGCCATATTGTTAATGGTGATTAAATCTGCTTTTAGAAAGGAGTTGTTGTTATGTTTAATTTATCTCCAGACGAATTAAACTTTGTATTATCATATTTTAAGAAACGCAATCATAAGATAGATTTTTTCGCTCCTTCATTTAGAAGACTTTATTATCTTAACTTTGGCAAAGAAGGCGGCGATATTATGCTTTGCTTTATGGATTGTGAATTAAAGTACCCGTTTGATGAAGAAAAAGCATATAATTTGTTCAAACAGATATTGATGGAGAATCGTGACAATGCTGATTATGAATATAAGTGCAAATCCCCCACCGGTCAAATTTGATGTCGTGTCCATTATTGATAAAGTGAAATTTGACTAATCTTTTTTTGAAAATCTAAAAAGTCGTTTATGGAAGATTCGTCAAATGGTAAGGCATTATAAAAAATTTCACCTAATTTTACCAAATCAGAATATGTTAAATCAGTCGGATAATGATTTAATATGTACAACAGTTGATTTTTGACTGAATCTACAAAATTTTGTTCTTTGATTTGACCAAGTGTATCATCACATAGAACATTATGGTTACTGTTGCAGGCATAACCTAAAACAGTGCTTAGACAATATATGTATTTTTGATATTCTGGTATGGCTTCATGCATATTATTATGTGAAGAAACTTCTTTAAATAAATTATAACTATCAGCCAACATATCATATTTGTATTCAGTTTCATAATATTCAAAAGTTTTATAATTTACGAAAAATTCACTCCAATATTTTTTACCACATATATAGTATGATAGTTCAGTACGATTGATATCTGACGGTATCATTGTATATTGAAATAAATTTTCGTTATCGTAAACGTGATAAAATTCATGCCAAATAGTCGAAACAGATTTAATATGATTTTCAAAATTTGAGTGTTCTATGTCTATATATACATTTACAAAGACTTCATATGCTAGTTCTATATGTGAAATCATTTTTCCATCAACTATTTGTGAATTTGTTCGTCCAAGTTTATTTTCAAATAAATTAGGTTCTCTAATCTTAATAGATGCCAAAGATTGTATATTTAATGCGTCTATAATTTGATTTGCTATTTCACATAATATCCTCTTAGCTTTATCTATGTCAATATAGCTTGATTTATCGTTAATAAATGGTGAGTCTTCTATTAATATTTGTTCTTGTTTAAACATAAAACTTCTCCTTATAAGGTGGTGATTAAAAATGGCTTATATGACTTTCCCTCGACTTGATTTTAATGCATATTATCTTCCCTATATAAATCGACCTGATGTATGTCATCAATATGTTGATAACCTTGCATATGAACACGTTATTCATAGTATCTTTTATCCGTCGTTTGGATATTATGTGCAAAAAGACTTCAAATTTTGGACAATGCCGTATGCTCTTGCTACAGTCCAAGAATTGACCAACCCCAACATATTCATGTGTGATGGAGTGGCATATATGGACAACAAATGTCTTTATAAAGAACTTGGTGTTAATTATTTTGAGTTGCTAAGACAATATCAAGAACATATTTGTGTTATGAAATTACAAGAAGGTCGAAAATATGAATTAGATTTAGAGAAAATCAGTTGATGATACATTAGTTTAATGCTCATGTATCATACAACACCCACATTTAGGACAGTAATATCCGTTAGACTGTTTTATTGTTTCGTTTATAAGGTCATCAAAATTCTTTTCTATGCGATTCCTTGGGATTAAAATGTCATCTGCACTTGATTTACTTCTATGTAAATAAAAATTTGAATACCTCTTTTTTAAACTAATTGTGAAGTTTTTCTTATCAATGACTTGTGAAAATTCGTCCCAATAACGTAGTACGGCTATTTCACTATCTTTGAGGTTTTTCATTGCACATAACAAATAAATAAACACAGGAATTTTTTCTTTGTGACATTCTTTGAGAAATTCTTTGTCTTTATCTGAAAAATTATATACCCAACTACGAGAACCAACTTCTTTTTCAAATGCATGTTTGAAGAATATTATGCATTCTTGTTTTACGGTGTTTGTTTGAATGCGATATTTATTTCTCGACTCCTCACTCGGTTGAAGTAAAACTAATGATGTATCTGGATTGTATTCTATAATAGCAGATAAAATTGCTCCATAATAAAAATGTTGTTGTTTTAAACTTGGCATATAGATTTTCCTTTGTATCGAGTATTCGATTCGTCTTTCGTTCAGGTTACTCTTACTTCCCTGGTTTCCACTTATGACCGCACTTTTGGCATACATTTCGTGGACTGCCTGAACCTATAAATCCTGTGAGTAGACTATATCCTCTATTCGTTGTTGCAACTGAATATGAACCGCATTTAGGGCAACGGACGGATGAGGATGTATTTGATGTGTTTTCGCCTTTTGATTCGGCTGCAAGCATAGCAGACTGTCGTTTATATTGTGCTCGAACTAATGGTACACGTTCGTAAGCTTCTTGGTCAAATTCTGGTGACGTTTTGACTAACTCTTCGAAAATTTGCTCTCTTGCTCCAGGTTTTAAATCTCCATATTCGTCAAGATATTGCTCAGGGACGAATTGTTGAGTTCCCAAAGTACCGCACATCATACAAAGTTCTTCACTTGGGTCTTTTTTGAATGAATAGGTTATCGTTCCGCATTTCTTACAATATGTATGTGGCAATGACATTATTGTTCCCCTCCTTTTTATTTTATAATACCATAAAAGTCAAAAAAAAGCAAGTATCTCCACAATACTTGATATAAAATTTGATAGTGTGATATTTAAAACATATGAAAACGACTTAGATGGTATATTTAATAAATTAGGTTTTAATAAACGTACATTTGCAGAATGGGGTTCACAAGTTAAAGAAGCTTTTAATGGGGCTGAGACAGGTGCAAATAAATTCTATACAACACTTAACAAAATTTCAAGTGTTATGAAAACTGCATTTACTGTCCCAAAAGATAAATTGGATTGGATAAAAAATTCACAAGATGAAATTGTCACTAAAAATAACATTGATTCATATATTCCACAATTATCTCAAGATGAAGCAGACGGGTTGGTTAAGTCTATTCAAGCTCAATCGATTGCGGTTACTAATGGAACAAAAAATTGGCAAGATTATTTTCAAGAATTAGATGATAAAAAACAAGGTCCTATAACCGACCTAATAAAGAACACCAAAGATTTATCTAAGCTTACAGGTGACGATTTAGTCCAAGCCACTAATGCCGCTCGTGAGTCTGCCTTAAAGCATAATGCAGCATTGCAACAAGAAACTTTAGGTGCTAAGGCTGCAACTTTAGGATTAGAAGCACTGTCTGTGGTTGGCAATGCACTTATAAGCATGGGAATCAGTTTTGCTATATCGGCAATAATTAAAGGTATTGATAATTTGGCTCATTCGGCACAAAAATGTAAAGAACGAGTTAATGATTTAATGAACACTTATGATAGTGCATTAAATACAGCAAACGATAATGCTTCAACAGCTGAAAAATTAGCGGACAAATATGAAAATTTGTCCACTGGCGTTAATAATTTAGGCGAAAATGTTTCATTAACTACTGCTGAATATGCAGAATATAATGATATTGTCAATCAGATTGCCGATATGTTTCCTACTCTTGTAGCAGGATATACTGATGAGGGCAATGCCATTTTAACATTAAAAGGCAATGTAGAAGGATTGCGAGATGCCTACAAAGAGGCTCAAAAAGAAGCTTATAATTTATTGATTACCAGTGGAGAAGATAATGACGGTAATGACATAATTAAAAATTGGAAAAATCATAACGAGGAAAATGTTTGGTCGATATTATTTGATGTTGGAAAACCTGATGCAGGTGGAAGTATAACATATAAAGACGCAATTTCAGATTTGAAGAAAATTATTAATTCAAATTATGACGAAGCAAAAAAAGCATTATCCCCAAGATTAAATGATGGTTCAGATATATTAAGTATATATGGACGAGAATATTTAGGTAGTTTGGGATTTAGTTCTGAAACATCTGAAGAAGATTTTTATAAATTAATTCCAACATTGAAAGCTACTCTTCAATCTCTTAAAGCAGAATATCAATCAAGTTTAAAAGACGTTCAGACTTTAGCAAATGCATATCTCATGACAAATGAAGATTATGAAAAGTTGAATGAACCATCTAAAAATGCTGCTTCTTTGATTGTGAATAGCATTGATGAGAATATAGCATCTGGATTTAAAAATAAAGAAGATGTTGGTGCATACGTTTCTGAGTTAGTTTCAGAAATACAAAACCATCCAGAATTTCAAACAGCTCTTACAAACTTATTTACAACCGACTTGTCTACTTTATCCCCTGAAAAGGCGAAGGAAACAGTAGATTCATATCTTTCTACAATATCAAGTTTCTTGCACGAAGATAAAAATGAATTAAAGATAAGACTTGGATTTGACAACGTTGATGATTTACTTACATCTTATAATAATGCAATCAAAACTTCGATTGATAAATATGGTGGTTCGGAAAATGATTTAAAGAAATTTTTCGATGACAACTCTATTAATACGCAAGAAGAAATTGATAAATGGTTAGAAGTTGCTAAAAGTTGTAATACAGCAGAAGAAGCAAAAGAGAAATATCTTAAAGTTGCTCCACAAACCGATCTTGCTACACTTAAATCTTTAAATGATTCATTAGACAAAATCCAATCAGCATATCAAGTAGCATCGGCAGCCATTGAAGAATACAATGAGAACGGATATATCTCGGTAGATACATTCCAAAGCTTAATGGAATTAGAGCCTGAATACTTAAATCTGTTGATGGACGAAAACGGTACACTTGCACTTACTTCCGAAAACTTATATAAGCTTACAGAAGCAAGAATAAATGACCTTGCTGCAAAACAAGCATCAACATTAGTAGACAGTGTAACAAAATTAGGTAGTGAAGCCGAGCAACTGGACTACTTAACTCAATCTACAAAGGAAGCAACTGAAAGTACATGGGGTTTGGTATATGCAAAGATAGCAGAGGCTCAAGCAGCAGGTACGATCAGTGATGATGTTGCCGGACGTTTGAAGTCACGAGTAGACGCATATCAAACTTGGGCTAAAAACACAATAGACGGAATTAACAAAGGCAGTTTAGGCAAATCTTCAAGTAGTTCTAAGTCTGAAAAAGACAAGGCAAAAGCATTAAAGGATTACAATGATAAGCTTAAAGATATTAACGAAAAACTTGAAGAACTTGATAAAGCAGAGCATTTATCAAACTTAAAATACAGCATTGAAACAATCACACAAGACCTTGATACATTTGAGAAATCACTTGATAGATTATCTTCAAAGCTTGATTTGACATTTGAAAAAGATTACAGTGCAAAGCTAAGTATTATCGGTCAACAATTCTTAGGAGCTTCACGTTACGGCGGTGAAATGCGTGTTGAACTTGAGAGGTTATTGGCTATTGAGCCACAAACGGCAGATGAAGCAGAAGAACTTGCTTCAAGACTTGAAAGCTTATCTGACAGTTTCTTTGAAAATGAAAAGAATATCATTGAGTATAGAAATTCATTGTTTGAAACAGCAACAGATTATTTGGGCGAATCTGCAAGTGCTACTGTTGAACAAGTAAACAATGCTAAGAGTATTTTGGATAATACCTTTAATGTTATTAAGAATGGTTCATTGTCGGGTGATGGTTTTTGGTCGGCTACTCTCCTACCATCTATCTCAAAAGACAAGGTTACTAAGCAGAGAGCAGAAAATAATAAGCTTATCAAGGAAGAAAAACGTTATCAAAACGCTATTGCTAAAATCCGTAAGAAAGCAACAGATATGTCTTATGCGGAAGAAAAAGAGGAACGTGAAAAGCAACGTCAAGAATATCAAGAAGAACTTCAAGAAGCTTATGAGGACTATCAAGATAAGATTAATGACGTTATAGGTCAAAATATTGAGGTTTCAGACAGTGTTAAGAATATTGGCGATGAGTATATGAATACTGCTGATGAAGCAGAAAGTTCGGCTGGTAGACAAGTTAATGCTGCAATGTCGGTTAAAGATGCTTGGGCGCAAGCAAAGCAAGAAAAAGAAGATGCTCTTAATTCTCAATTTGAACCATCTGATTCTAAAAAGTCTTGGAGCCCATATTTGTCAACTCCAACTTCCCCATATCAACCGTCAAGTAAAAGTGAAAACACTAATAATAATTCTTCAACTGTAACTAAAGGGAAGAAAAATATAACAAGTGCCCATGTTGGTAATGATGGTAAAGTCTATTATAAAAGCAATGGAAAAGAAATAGCTTTTGGTAAAATGAATATATCAGACTATAATTTACCAAATACTTTTAAGGTTTGGTCTGATGGATCTGTCCATGCTTTTTATGGTTCAACAGAGTTATATCCAGCAGGTTCAGTTAATTTCTATGCCAAAGGCGGTACAACATCACAAGGACTTACAATCACTGGTGACGGTACGGGAGCATATGCAGGACAAGAAGCGTATATAGGACAAGATGGCAAACTTCATCTATTCAATAATGAAGCACAACTATCTGAATTACCTCCGAATACTCGCATTGTCAATGCAAAAGACTTGCAGAATATCATTAAATATACTGGTATGAAGTATTTCTATCAGCCTATTGAAAATATTCAATCTGCAACGGTTGATAAGTTTGCACAAGGCAATACAAATGTTTCATTCTCCCCTATTCCATATAATACATTGTCTACTCAAACATTGTATTCAGATGTTAACGTACAAGCAATGGTTGAAGAGACTATTGCGGAAATCAACAATGAGTTTAACGCTTTAAAAGGCAATATAAAATTTAGTGCGGTACAAACTGCATTCAAGAACAGTTTGACTGATAAGAAGATGTACAAAGACTTATCAAACACTATTGTTAATATGACATCGCAGTCGCTTGACAAAGCTGATAAGAGTACACTTTCAGATTCGGTTGTTGGACTTATTTTGCAAAATTCAGCTTGGAATGATTTACCGAATGAATTGCAGAATAAATTGTCTGAATTGAATGTAAATGCAGATAATTGGACTGATTGGATAAAAGACTCAAATAATTCACTTCAAGCATTTAACCTAATGCAAGATGGTGGAATGAGTAGTTGGGACTTGCTTGATAGCAATGTAACTTCTCTGCTTCAACAAGCAGGTATTAATGGTAAAGACGCTTGGGATGAATTTGTACAAGATGATCCACTACAAGCATTGACTTTGTTATCATCTTCTTGGAATAGTATGAATGATACTATTGGTCAATATATGACAGATGCTCAAACCATTGCTGCTAATGGTGCAAGGGCTATTCAGTCACTACAAATAATCGCACCGTCTATATCGGAGCAATCTTGGAACGCATTGCAAGTATTAATTGCTAATAAGATACAAGAAATCATATCATTAATGAATGAAGTATTTGGTGAAAATACAGTTGACATGAATTTTGCTATCAATGTTAATAATGGTGCTTTGTCTGGTAATTCTCAAACTAACCCTCAAGGTGATAATGAAATAATCAATACTGCAAAATCATTTCTTGGAACACCTTATGTTTGGGGCGGAACTTCACCATCTGGCTTTGACTGTTCGGGATTTACACAGTATGTATTGGCACAGAACGGTAAGTCAATACCGAGAACTTCTCAGGAACAATTTGCGTCAGGTCAAGCAGTTGATAAGAGTCAACTTCAAGCAGGCGACTTGGTATTCTATGGAAATGGCGAAGCAACACACGTTGGTATCTATGAAGGCAATAATAAGATTATTCATTCTCCACACACTGGTGATGTTGTAAAAGAGAGTGATTTTAGTACATATTGGACAAGTGCTTATCTTGGTGCAAGACGTTATTATAAAGGTACTGAGGGTGCATTGCCTGGGCTTGCTAAACTCGGGGATGAAGCAGAAGTAAGAGGATTAAACTATCCTACACCTGAAATTCTTATCAGACAAAAGACAGGTAAAGCATATCTTACTGGGTTAGACGGCACACAGATTGTTAATCTTGACAGAGGTGATACTGTTATCCCTTATGCCGATACAAAGCGAATTTTAAACGGCAATGTACGTCATGCTTATGCTAATGGTACACCAAATGCAAAAGACGCTATATCAAGGATTTTAGGCATAAACAATGTCAAGAATAGAGTGAATAACGGCTCTACAAGAAGTAATAATTCGGGTATAACAAACAATACAGTTCAACAATCTTGGGATACAAATGATTTTGGACAAGGTGTAGGTAAGTCACATTCATATACCGCTTTTGACGAAAATGGATATTTGGGTTCATCGCTTGGATATTGGGATACAAGTTCAAGTGCTTGGAAACTATTTAAGAAGTTGTTGGATAGCGGTGATTTATCAACCGATGAGAATGGTATCTATACATATAAAGGTGCTCGTCTTGTAGCAATGACATCTACTTTTGGTAAGCCTGGAGATGTTATGAGATACACTCAAGATGACGGTAGTGTATTTTACGGTATCATAATGGACGAGAAGTCGCAAGCATATACTTGGTACGATAATAACCCCGCCAACAAGTGGGGTCATAACAACGGACAAGATATGGTTGAATTTGAAGTTAAGAAATCAGCTATTGCTCCTGCTTATAAGGCTAACGGAGGTACTCCTCCATATGGCAACTTAAATCATGCCATTACTTTGATTGAGAATTTAGGCTCGTTAGAAGGCTTTGATTTTTCTGATATGCCTTCTGTTGGCGGCACTTCTGTATTAACTCAAAAAATGCAAGAGTTTATGTCTAAACTTCAACAAGTTTATGGTACATTTAAGACTAATACTCATACATCGGCTACTAAAGTTGGCAATGTAAAGTCTTTAGGCGACAAAAAGCAAAGTAGTTATAGTTTTGATGTCCCGTTTACTCAAAAGAAAGACGGTGGAATGGTCGGTGCCGGAGTTACGGCACTTGTAAATGAAGAAAAAGCAGAGGCTACTATTGATCAAAACGACAAAGTTGTTCCTCTTGGCGATGGTAAACCACAGATGTTTGTTTCAAATAAGCCATTCCCTGTTATTAATGCCGATGACTATGCTAAGATTAAGAAGTATGGCGGTGATAAAAAGCCGGTACAGTTCTTAAAGAATGGTAATACATCAGTCAGTGTTAATGCCGATAATACAGACGAAGAAAAGGAACAAACTGCCGAAGAACGTAAAGCAGAAGAAAATACGGCAAAGATAAATCAAACACTCAAGAGTATTGAGGGTAAATTAGACAGTGGTGTATTGTCTGATGATATTAAAAAGCTTGACTTACCAACACTTGAAACCTTAGATAAGCTGACTGACAGTTGGGGCGATGATGATACAATCACTTCTGATATTCTTATGCAGTTTAAGGATTATGCGAAAGACTTCGCCAATTATGAGAAATGGGCGGAAGATGATTTATCTAATATATTGAATTCTTATAGTGAAGATTTCTATGAAAAATACTATGCTGAAAAGGATAAGTATGATTCTTGGCAATCTGACTTTAAAGAGCGTTTTAAGAAATGGGTAGAACATCCTACTGACGGCAACTATATGAGTGACTACTTTAAGTTTGCTGATGAGGCTTCAAAGAAAGCAACGGAATCTCTTATCACTCAACAAACACTTGTTGCTGATAATATGAAAGATGCTCTTGATGAACTAAAAGATAAATCAGAAGTTCTAAAAAAGCTTATTCAAGACGCACCTACGGCTGAATTAGCTCAAAAAGCAAGAGATGAACTTAAAGACATCAATGAGAATATAGACGAGATTGAGTCAAATTACGCCGATACTATGGAGCAAATTACTGAACGTAAGCTTCAAGACATCGCCAACAGAGATTCTAAATATACTCGTGAAACCGGTATGTTGCAGTATGATAGAAATATTCTTCAAGACCAATACAATAGGTCAACCGATGATGAAGAAAAAGCCAAACTTGCAAAAGAAATTACCGAGAGTATGAAAAAGGAACGTGACATTGAACAAGAACGTGTGGACGCTGCCCATAAGGCTAATCAAGAAATATACGAAAATGCTACGGGACAACGAAAAACAGTCTTAGAAAATGTTAAGATGAGTGAGCTATATAATGCGGACGGTAGCTTTAATGATGCGGCATATAATGAAACTGTTGAGTTATTGGAGGGTATTGGTGGAAGTGACTTAGTTCAGGTCTTTAAGCAACTTGCTTCTGAAATGCAGAAAAATTCTCAAGTATATCTTGAAGGTACTGAAAACATTCGTAACTTAAATAATGAAATTCAAGACCAAGAGCAAGAAGAAGCAAATCAAAAGATTGAGTTAGAAACCAGTCGTTATGAAAAGCTTAATAAAATCTTAGACGTTCGTTTGAATAAAGAGAAAGCTCTTACTTCTGCATTACAAGAACAGTATTCATTCCAGCAATCATTGAGAGATGCTGCTTTGGATTATCAAAGTGAACTTATTGCAAATAAAAATCTTTCTCAGTGGTTAGATGATGATACAAGGGCATTGCTCTTTAATGAGAATGACTACTCAGATATGATGAATACTATCAATGGCTTGAATAATGAAATGGCAAGAGCCTATAAGAAGTATAAATCTGACATCAGTACATTAGGTGAAGAAGATTACTATCAAGAACAACAAATTACAAATGCTTATAATCGCCGTATTGAACAGTTAAAAGAGCAATTAGAAGTTGCCAAACAGAATCTTGAAGTCACAAAGAAAAATGCTGAATTCCAAAACACTTTAAAAGAACGTGATACTCGTATTCTTGTCGGCGACAGATGGGTTAATGTTGCTGACCCTGAAAAACTGTATAATACTCAATTAGAAGCGACTAAGGCACAAATGTCACTTGATAATATTATGCAAGACAATGCAGAAAATCAAAATGTGCGTGATATGGAGGCACAAAGTGATATAACTCAAAAGATGATTTCAGCGAATGATAAATACATTGAAGTGTTGAACGGACTAAGTGACGATGAAAAGAAACGTCATGCTGAAACATTGGAGTCTACTGAAGCTCTTATTGCGTCAAATATTATGCTTGGCGGTAGTAATATCGGTTGGGCGAATGAATATTCAACTTCTGATGAATCATTCAACGGACAAGTTGCTGGACTTAATAATGTAGAAATAGGCAGACAGTTCTACTATAATAAGGACTATGACTTAAACCAAAGTAGCCTTGATGACCTTTTGAAAGATGGTGTTATATCTGAAGAAATTCACAAAGTCTTTAGTAAGATAAATGAAACACATCGCAACAACAAGCTTACGGCAGACCCTGTTAACAGCAAGTATGCTCCTCAAACTTTTGAACATGGTGGACTTGAATCGACTTCGCCTATGGGTGCAAACGGTGATGCAAAAGTCCAAATGAAACAGACTGAGCAGATTACTGATTATGCTGCTGAGTTAGAAAAATACTATGAATTAGCAAAGAAACAGAATGGTTATTTGTCAGCTGAAGACCGTGCAAAAGCTCAAAGACTTGAACTTGCAAGAAATCTAAAGATTTATAGCAGTGGTTTAGATTACGAACAAACAAGTGATTTTGGGGCACAGATTTTTACAAATGATTTTTCACAAGATTACAGTGATATTGAAAACTTCTGTAAAGAGAATGGTGGATTGACTGAACAAGAAGCTATATTCTTTGACAGTTGGCATGCATCTCATGAAGAATATATTGCTTTGGCTGATATGTTGTTATCTACCGGTCAAGACAATACAAAACTTCTTTCCGCATTGAATGAACAGTTAGGCATTAAATTGTCTGAAATGATAACAAATAAGATTGAAGAATATAATGCTAATTTGCCGTCTGTTGGTTCTATTGCTACTGCCCATTATGCAACTGGAACAAAGTCAGCTAAAGGTGGTCTTGCGATTACTGATGAGGATGGTTACGAGGCTAAGTTAAGAAAGTTGTCTGTCGGTCGTTATTCTATGCTTAATGCTGGCGATATGGTCTTTGATAAGGAAGCGACTGATGTATTGTGGGAATTTGCAAAGAATCCTCAAAACTTTATTGACCAAGTTTCTATCTTTAAGCAATCTCCTCAACAAATGCCTACAACTAACAATTCAACAACAACTACCGAAAGCATTACGTTTACGGGCGATATAAATGTGACTGACCCTGTTCCAGACGCAAATGCTTTTGTAGATTCTTTGACAGACAAAGTTAAATCACAATATCCAATTATAAAGAACACAAAAATATAAGTTATAAGTTAGATGGTTGCTCCCTTTTGGGAGTGACTGTCTAATGCTGTTTTTTTATTGGTTGAATCAAGGAATTTCGTAGATTGGTATTGATTTTTTGAAAAAAATCGGTTATAATAGTAATAGAAATTTTATGCGATTATATAATCGAAATGAATAAAAGTATAGTGATTATAACTTGCGTTGAAATGCATATAATATTATTAAATAAATGTTTTTGAAAGATATAGTTCAAATTATTTATAAAAGGAGGAATTGTCATGGGAGTATATGCTATAAAGAGTGAAAAGCCAATAGTTACAACCAAACCACTAGTAAGAAATACGGTCAATCAAGATTATATGAATTGGGTAAATTATATGAACACTCATGATTTTACCTTCAAGATAGACGGAGATAATAATTTAAAAGTTAAGGCAATAAAATAAATATATGAACAGTTTATATTGCTACAATTAAAAACAATACAAACCACTAATAAACAGTTACGTTATATTGCGTAGCTGTTTTTTTATTGCAAAAATTTAAGGAGGAATGTAACTGTTTGTTATAAGTTATAAAAAGTTATAAATATATGCTTACTTTTATAACTTTTAATGATAGAATTAGGTATAAACATTATAAGGAGATTTTAATTATGAGTAAATACTATTCTATCAATAAATTTTCAAAAATTTTAGGAGTATCAGCACAAACACTTAGAAATTGGGACGCAAATGGTAAACTTCATCCTCACCATACTTCTAGTAATGGATACAGATATTATTCTCATGAACAGTTAAATCAGGTTATGAACATAAAACCTAATTTAGATAGAATTGTCATTGGATATTGTAGAGTCTCAAGCAATAAACAAAAAGATGATCTGGAAAGACAAATAGAGAATATGAAATTGTATCTAAATGCACAAGGAAGACCTTATGAAATTATTTCTGATATAGGTTCTGGAATCAATTATAAGAAAAAAGGACTGAAAGAACTGATTAAACGCATATCTCAAAATAAAGTAGAAAAAGTTGTGGTTCTTTATAAAGACAGATTGTTAAGATTTGGATTTGAATTAGTCGAATATATCGCAAGTTTATATAACTGTGATATAGAAATTATTGATAACACAGAAAAATCAGAGCAACAAGAACTTGTAGAAGATTTAGTTCAAATAATTACAGTTTTTAGTTGTAAATTACAAGGTAAACGTGCAAATAAAGCTAGAAAATTAGTAAAAGAATTAATTGAGGAAGAAGGTGAATCAAATGATAAAGTCAATAAAAGTGAGATTGAATCCAAATAATAAACAATCGACTAAGTTGTTTCAATATGCAGGCTGTGCTAGATTTGCTTATAATTGGGCTATTTCAAGAGAACAGGATAATTATAAGCAAGGGAACAAATTTTTATCAGATAGTGAATTGCGAAAAGAATTTACACAATTAAAGAAACAGTCTGAATATCAATGGCTGAATGAAGTAAGCAATAATGTAACAAAACAAGCAATTAAAGATGCTTGTAATACTTATAAGAGATTCTTCAAAGGACAATGTAAATATCCTAAATTTAAGAGTAAGAAACACTCTACTCCATCTTTTTATCAAGACAATATAAAAATTCAGTTTACCGATACCCATGTGAAAGTTGAAAGTTTTTCAATGAGTAAAAAACAGAATAAACAAAAGTTAAACTGGATTAAACTTTGTGAAAAAGGAAGAATACCAACTGGCTGTAAATACATGAATCCACGTTTTACTTATGACGGATTATATTGGTATGTGTCAATTGGTATTGAAGTTAATGATAATACTACTCTTCCATCAAATGAAGGTATTGGAATTGATTTAGGAATAAAGCATTTAGCAATATGTTCTGATGGCAATACATACAAGAACATAAACAAAACGCAAACGGTAAAGAAATTAGAAAAGAAAAAACGCAGGTTACAGCGTTCCATATCAAGAAAATATGAGAAAAATAAGAAAGGAGCAAATTACTGTAAAACAAGTAACATTATAAAAAGAGAAAAAGAACTTTTAAAACTAAATCACAGACTAACAAATGTTCGTCAAAACTATTTACACCAAACAACATCTGAGATAGTGAAACGAGAACCAAGTTTCATTTGTATTGAAGATTTGAATGTAAGTGGAATGATGAAGAATAAACATTTATCCAAAGCAGTACAACAGCAAGGTTTTTATGAATTTAGAAGACAGATTGAATACAAGGCTATGTGGAACAATATACCAGTTGTTATAGCCGATAGATTTTTTCCAAGTTCTAAATTATGTAGTTGTTGTGGAAGTATTAAAAAAGACTTAAAGTTATCAGACCGTATTTATAAATGTGAATGCGGAAATGTAATTGACAGAGATTTTCAAGCGGCTTTGAATCTAAAACAGTATGGAGAAAATGTCCTAAAACAACAATCTGTAGCATAACACTTTCAAGTTATTACAGATATGTACTGATACGTTAGTCAGGAATTTATGCCTATGGAGTGTACAAGAACTTGCGAGTAGATTATGAGAAATCATGTCAAAAGCATATACGATGAAGTAGGAATGAAACATAAAGGTTTATAACTTTTTATAAGTTTTCAGTAACGGTGAAACATTTGCTTAGAAAACCAGCATTGCAATATCCACACGCAGAGGTTGTAAATCCAAATGAAGAAGTTGATTTTCAATGCGAATTACAATCAAGTGGAAAGATTGCAAAAGCACGATTAATGATAGATGACAACAATTATGAATATTACTTTGATAATTTTGATATACAAAATTTGCAAGAAAATAATTATAGTTCGTTGGTTACATACCCTATTAAGAATAACATTCCAACATATAAGATATACAAATCGGACAGCAATAGAACAAGTGATGAAACCACGTTTTCATTCGCCGCCGGTGAAATGTATACTTGGAAGATGAGAATATATGAGGACGATACCAAGTTTAATGAGGACGATACCAAGTCTAATTATGTGCCGTCTTCTTGGATTGGTAAAGGTACTGTTATGGAAATTTTATCAGGGGCTGAGTCCGCAGGATCTAATAAAGGAACATATTACGGTTTGAATAGTTCTGAAATGAATGGGAATCGAATTCTAAAGATAAATCCTCATACGCAAATGTATTTTAAGGATTGTACATTAACAAAAACTTCCGATGATAATCCACACAAAGAATTATGGACACGATATGATGAAAATGCGAACTACTATATTAAGGTTGGGAATACGTTTGCAAAAATCAAAAAATATTATTACTTTTTGCCCAAATATGACGCATATAAAAAAGACCCTGAGAGAGGCGACAAGACAGTCAAATGGTTCAACTCAACGGATGATTTAGATACATATGGTGAACCTAAATTTGGTTATGCGGTTGTAAGTGGTAAACTTAAGGTTTCTGTCAATGATACATATACAATATATTGTAATTACATAGATACAGACCAATATTACTTTGACACAAACACACCTCCTGAGATTAATTTATATGAAAACTTTACAAGTGTAAATGGTGAAAATGTGACAAGAGAGATAGATTTATCTGAAAACACGCAACTTGCTCCCCTATCCTTATCATATAGCAATTTGCATATCACTGGTGAGTATTTACAATCCGAAGGAATAAGTGTTAGTCATTATAGTTTTCTTTTAGAAAGACGTGAATCGGATACAAAATATTCAACCGTTTCTTATTCAAACAACATATATTCAACCAATATAGATTGGCAATATGATAAATTTATCAGTGGAAATGAGTATAGATTAACATTGTCTTTAACAGATAGTGTTGGCTCTACATTTGAAAAAATAATTTATATTAAAGCAGAGTATAATTCTATCTCCTACCCTATGAACATTAAAATTGAGGAATACAGAAAACATAATTCTTTAATTGTTGATTTCAGTGAATTACATTCTATTATTGCTAATGAAGAAATTGAAGGTGGACATCAGTTTCTTGCATATAATAAGGATACTGATAAAATAGATACTACATTGACTGTCTCTAATAATGTATGTCACTTGGATAAAGGCAACTCTTTGACATATGATTTTATAGACGGTGAAAAGGAATTATCGTTTGGCAAGAGTACAATATATACAACATTCAGGATTGACTCTGATTATACCGGTACAATATTTGAAGTTACAGAGGATGACGGAACAACAACTTCATTAAAGTGGGATGGTGTGCATTTTTATCTATCAGTAAAAAATCCAAGTACAGGATACTCTTCGTACGGACGAGTGTTCTCCCCATATGAAAATTGGGACAATATGACTGTCGGAGATAAGAAAAAGGCAATAAATGAAGCCATGACAAAAGAAACAGTGGACTATTCTGTTCCTTATTTGTATATGAACGGTGAAATAAATTATGGCGATAATTTATATTATCACACGGAAACACCTTTGAGCGAACAAACATGGCTTGTAATTATAGATACAAAAACTGAAAATGTTTATTTTAAAAATATGTCTCAAAAAGATAATAAGACTGTGGGAGGTGATAGTTAATGGCAAAAGTAAAATTGTTCGGCGGAGTTACATACAATGCTTTTGGCATTGACGAAGGCTCTCATTCTGATGATTTAAAAGAGACATTAACACAAGCGTATGGGAATTATAGTTGGAATTCTGATACAAAATTGTTGGCAAACTTTAATGATACGTTAGTGGGAAGTAACTTTGATGGTTCATATGAAAATATTGACCATTTCCAAGTTTATAAAACGTTGAGCGAACAAGATACGTTACATAAAGTATGTCAAACTGAAAATCCTACTCAACGTGTGATAGAAGATTTCACTGTTGGAGATTTATGTGATTACCAATATTATATTTTTGGTATTTGTAATAATACAATGGATGTCAATGGTGTGCAAGTAAATATCAAAACAATCTCCCCTCTTGTATCGGATAAAATCCAACTGCATAGAGGAACAGTATCTGTCATTGGTCTTGTTCCGACGGGCAAAGATAATACATATACGATAGACGAAGATAATATATGGCAATTAGATATTAATCTAACCAATGACGGTTACACATTGAATACGGATAAGACATTTTATCAGACCCAAAATGCCTATGGCAAAGCGACTGGCGGTAATCGAAAACAGAGAACGATGTCTATTACAGGATTACTTGGCAAAATAGATTGCTCAGGTGATAGTCAATATATAGATACTTATGACGACATTATAAATTGGGAGAATTTTGTATCAAGTAACAGTTTAAAAATGCTTATAGACTTGAGAGGCTTGATTACTATTGGAGATACAGATGCTAATCCAACATTTCAATATGATACAAATGACAATCACGATGTTTCTGTTACGTTTACATTTAATCAGTTAAATGATATTGATACGGTTGATGTGCTGGGTATGATATTGCCGATCAATCCATTGTATTATGAATATTTAGCGGATAGCGAAGGAGCTTTGTTAAAAGATACAGTTGAAGTTGATTCAGACAATAAATATCACGAATACCTTGCTTCTCCCCTTTTGGACGGTGGTTTAATATGAACATATATAAGAACGGATATGTAGTTGACAGTATCCATAATATTAATATTGCAAATATAACAAAACAGGTATATCTAAATTCATTCAACAAACTTGGTTTTGAGAGAATGCTCAAAGTGTTCAAAGCTGATATAGTTATACCTGTTTTTAGATTGTATTTGTTGGACGAAGATGAAAATATATCAATAGACGCAAGCGATGATTTAATGTCGGCGAGTTTAAGTATTACATATCAGACTGGTCAAAGACGTACAATGAATATTACTCTTGCAAATATAGATAATAAGTGGAAGCCTAAGCCGATCAAGGGACTAATATGGACGGGAAGCAAATTCAGATTTGATTCTGGTATTGTTATTGGTGACACAATATATTGGAAACAACAAGGAGTATTTGTTTTTAAAGACCCTACATTATCAAGAGAAAATTCAAACCAAACAATCTCATTATCATTATGTGATAAGTTTGGCTTATTCGATGGCAGTGTTTATGGAACGACGAGTTTAAAAACAATCATTCCTGTTGGTGTCCCAATGAAGAATGCTTTTACTTCTCTATTGGCAAGCGACAGAGGAAATGGCAAACCATTTGACTTAAAACCAATTATTTTTAATAGTGAATATACGGACGTTAATACATATTACACTATAAAGCAAGATGCCGGTACAAAAGTCAGTGAGATATTTACAAGTATGGGCGAAACAATTTCTTCCGATGTTTACTATAATGAATTTGGCAATATGGTTGTTAGTTCTAATGTTAATGAGTTTATATCATCTAACTTCCCTGTTGTATATCGTTTTGAGGAAAACGACAAAGATATTGTGTCGGCAAATGTTGTTTATAATACATCACAAGTCAGAAATAAAGTTGTTGTTAAAGGTGCTATTGCCAACGGTTATCAATTCAGTGCTATTGCCGAAAATAAGAATTTGAAATCAGACTATTGTATTCAGTATAATGGCGAAATACCAGAAGTTATAAATGATAGTAAACTATATGCTGATTCATTGTGTATGTCACGAGCAATGTATGAATTGATTAATTTTAGTCGTGGTACGAAAACATTGAATTTATCTTGCACATATAATCCTATATTCGATGTCAACCAGTCTGTTATGGTTAATTATCCAAGCTTGGGTATTAACAACGAAAACTATGTCATTGACTCTATTTCAATGAATATGGATAGTGGTGCAACGACATCTTTGACAATGACAAATATTAACGAGGTGATCTTTTGATAGACAAAGAGGAAGAAAAAATAGATTTTAATGATGAAACAGTTATTGCATATGTAAATATGATACGTCAAATTATCCAAAGTGAAGTTTCAACATATTTAAAAAATCAGAATATTGAAACATTTGAGGATTTAAAAGTGCAAAGCGTTTCTGATGACGGATTACACGCAACATTGAAAGATACGACTACAAAGGAAGTATATGAAAATATACCTAACTATACAAATATAAAAATCAAACCAAATGATTTTGTCCGAATGTATATTAGTAATCAAGGATTAAAAAAATATATTGGACAAACCTTTGGTTCAAGAACAGAATATCTATGTCAGATAGAAGACAAAGGCGGTGATAAGTAATGGCAGATTTACATATTGACACAAGTAATGTCAAGTTAATGAGCGAGTTTAAAGACGCAGTTGAGGAATATGTAAATAAATATGTATCAAGTATTATACAAGGATTGCATGGAAAACAGACACTTACTCAAAAAGCTACTGCAAGTAGTCGTGACGCACAAAAAGAAATAATTCCTGTGTCTCTAAAGATCAACGTTCCTTTAGTTAAACATTGGGGCATATTGAACATAAAAAGAGTTAACACTAACGATTCGTTATCTCAAGTTATTTTTTGGTGGGATAATGGTAATTTTAAATATAAAATATCGTACAATTCATTGCTTGCTTGTGATATGAATCGGTTTCAACTGCAAACTATCCAATATATAGATTCAATAGCATTTAATGAAGATGGAAATGAGTTGTCATTTAACATCATTAATGATGTCTATTCCAACTCGACCACACAAAGAGAAAACGGTAACTTTGAAGTTGATTATCATATTTGGTAGAAAGGACGGTGATTAGATGGCTCATCTAAATTTAAAGAAAGACGCTTTTAATTTAACTCAAACAGGCTCAACAATACAGAATCTGTTAAATGTAGTTCAGTCATTTGAAACAAATGAACTTGAAGAATTAAGAGATTTAATTGCGGCAATTAAAGATATTGACACAACGGATGATGATCAAAGTTTTAAGCAGCAATTATTGAATGTATTTGATAATGCAGTAATGGAAGATGAGGTTACGACCAAGCTTGACAATACAAGCACCCTCCCACCTCAGACTAAAGTTGTAAAGAGTGCAATAGATGATGTTCTCGATAGGATTAAACAGACTAATTCAGATTTAAGTGATGAGATTTACAATAGACAAACTGGAGACCAAGATACAACTACTTTGGTGGAAAATGAAAGTCTATCAAGACAAAATGCGGATGATAAAATCAACAGAGAATTATATGGAAGTACAACAAATAGTTATACACTTTCCTCTGATATTGATCCTGCTCAAGTTGATGTCACTATTCAAGGTGGTTCTGGTGTTTTAAGCGTTGATATAGAAAATTTGACAAACGCCTTTGTTCTTAATGGAACAAAAGTTGTATCAGAGGGTAAAACAATCGCAACATATCAGATTGAGTACGGTGAAGATATATCAAGACTTTTTGCAGTAGTTGATTATAATGTGCAGTTAAAAACATTTGATTTTAAATTAGTTAAATCAGATGATATTACATCTTCTGTTGAGGGAAACATTGCAACGCTTGTGTTGGGATTGATAGAGTTTAGTTATGGATTTAATACAAGTCAAGGATACTTTCTAAACGATGTATCTAAGAGTTTTCCATATACATATCAAAATGTATCACAGAACACAGTTGTCAAAATAAACGGATTAGCTGATTTGCAGACTATTGATAAGTCAAGTTTTATGTCTGCTATTAATGAATTAGCAAGGACTGATATGAAGGTTAATGTATCTTTGAACGACATAAAAAAGGAACTTAATGGTATGTCAAAAGGCGGTATTTGGCATTATGGTGAGGTATTGACACACACCGCTAATTTAAGTACCCCTGTAATAAACAATAGTGTTGATGCAAATATAGGCGACTTTTATCTTAACTCAAATACATTCTCAGTGTATTTTTGCGTAGGAGATGATAATGGCAATCATAATTGGTTATATATCGGCAATTTGACAGGCAGTTTTGATTATTCAAATTATGCAAGTATTAATTCACCTAATTTTACAGGAACACCGACAGCACCTACTCCGTCTGTATCAAATAATTCACGACAAGTTGCAACCACAGAATATGTGAGAAGTGCTATTGATAAATATGCAAGTGGTGATAATCTTGAAATGATTGATTTGGCGGAAGGACTTAGAGATGATGTATATGGTAAACAAGTTGTATGGACAGTTGGCGGTAATATTATGAATTTAACATTGCCAGCCCCAAAATTAACAAATCCTACAACTTTAGAAGAAGTCAAGATTATTTTTGACAAAGGTATTATTCCTTTTGCTAATACTGTAAAAAGGGAGTATCTTCCTTACAATACGACAAATGTTTCTTTTATTCCTATTACAGGAAACAAGACATATATTAATTGCGAATTTAATTTTGATACGCAACATTTAGAATTTACAACATCTAATTCAATGATTTCTCAAGACACTATAGATGCTGTTGAAACAAGAGTGTGGAAGTTTAGTTTATGTTATTATACAGTAAACGTTGTTTATAATGATTCTTCTGAAGAACCGGCAAGTCAATATGTAATTAGTAATTATGATTGTGATTGGTGTATTAATTCTGAAAAAATAGCATTACCATATCAAACATTGGATATGCTAAAAACCGTTGACAAAAATTGTATTATTAATTCTATAAATGAAGTTGTCGATAATGCTTCAAAGAATCAAAGCGAAGTAGGAACTCTTATTTATGCACTACACCCTGACATAACAACATATTCCACTTCGGCAGCTAAAGATGGGTATTACGGAAAACTAATAAAAAGTGATGTGGACGAAGTATTTATACTGAATAACGATAGACAAGATGACATGGATTATCCTGATGGTGTCACATTAAGTGGCAAATTACCTTATGATGATGAGGTTGGGTATATGTTATCGCAAGATATACCAGCTTTAAAGAAAGCATTTTGTAAAGTGACAAAAAAATATGTTGCATCTATTGATGGTTCAAATGGAGAAATAGAAGTGTTATTAACATTCTAAGAGGAGGAATTTATTATGACAAACATTAACTGGAAAGTAAGAATTAAAAATCCGATGTTTTGGGTACAAATTGTAGTTGCTATTTTTGTCCCTGTACTTGGCTATATGGGGATTACGGCACAAGACCTAACTACATGGCAAGCAGTAGGCAATGTAATATTGACAGCTTTTTCTAATCCATATGTATTGATGTTGATGGCAACGAGTGTTTATAATGCTATTATCGACCCAACTACAACAGGCATTACAGATAGCAAAATGGCACTTACATACAACACGCCTAACAGTGATAAATAAGAGAACATTCATCCTATGCGAATGTTCTTTTTTTTTGTGCAAAAATTAAAGAAAGGAAGATTGCTATGAATATAATTGAAGTTGCTTATAAATGGCACGGTGGCTTTACAAAGCGTTCACGCACAGATTTTATAGCGTTACATCACGCAGAAGCAGTTAAATGTACTCCACAAGATATACACAGTTGGCACGTCTCAAATGGTTGGACAGGCATCGGTTATCATTTCTTTGTGCGTAAGGACGGCACAATTTATCGTGGTCGTCCGCTTGATGTGGTTGGTGCTCACGTTCAAGGTATGAACAGTTGTTCTATTGGCATTTGTGCTGAAGGTGATTATCATACAAAAGAAAAGACAATGCCACAAGCACAAAAGAAATCTATTATCGAGTTATGTCAATATCTTAAAAAGAATTATTATCCAAATGCAAAGATAGTTGGACATAGAGAAATCGGTGACAGTAATTGTCCTGGTCGATATTATCCGCTTGATGAAATTAAATTTGCTGTTGCCGGAGGAATTACTGTTCAAGCAGAAAATCCTCAAAAGATTGCCTTGGATAAGTTGGTGGTAAAGGGTATTATTACAGATGCATCTCAATGGGTACTTACTGATTTCTTAACAAATGCAAAGGCGGTTAGAGTTCTCGATTTGCTTTCAGGCGGTACTTGGACAAGCGAGAAAACAAATTCAAGTATTCATTGGGCTCAGCCAAATGTCATCTCTTTAGCATCTAAAGACGGCGGTTCTTCTGACGGAACAAAAGTCATTGAAGATATTGACGGAATGGTTAATAAACTAAATGTCTGGATTTCTAAGGCTACACTATTGGCTTTGGTTGATAAGCTTACAGGCGGTACAAAAGAAAAATACAAGAATAGAAAAACAGACCATTGGGGCAGAAATTTTCTTGATAGCCTTTGTGATAAAGGCATAATTACAGACGTTAAGTATTGGGACTCCGATTTCGAATCTACAGTAGAAAACGGAGTTTTTTTAGTGCTTTGTTGTAATGCGTTTGGTCTTTGAGGGAGGGTTTAATGTACACGATTACTCTATTAAACGATAGAAGATTATATGGAGCTCACAAAGAAGCAATTATGCAGTATGACAATATGGTTGGTAAAATTCAATTTTTAATTCCACAAACATATGACGGAAATGATATGAGAAATTTTACGACTGTATCATTGGAATATATCTCCCCTATTTCTCATTTGTATAAGCAAGAATTTTTAACTTTGTCTGAGGAATTGGTAGAATATGCTGATGAACAATATTTAGAATATTTGCTTCCCATTGGCTCAAAAATGACTGCTGAAAATGGGGATATTGAATTACAACTATCGTTTTACCAAGTTTATATGGACGAAGATGGTGTAGTTCAAGACCCCGTTCTGAAAACACAATCTTGTAAGGTAAAAATTATTCCTACAAAGAACTGGGCTCAATTTGTACCGTCAGAATCTATGGCGGCACTTGACCAACGTATTGCTCAGTTGATTGCTTTGGAAGAAGAAATTACCGAATTACAAGGACAGATTATTGAACATCATGACAATTTTATAAATGATGATGTTATTTCTGATAAGACAACATATTCGTCAAAGAAGATTGAAGAATTCATAGATAAGAATGAACTTGACGAAACTGTTGAAAATATAACAAATACTGAAAAACAAACAATCTCTGATGAAGAGATAGAAAATCTATTCAAATAATTTAGGATAAATCGCATTATGCCGGCTAACAATGCGTTTTATTATAGACATAACTTATACACTTTTATTAAATTCAAGGAGGAAATTAGAATGGCAAACGAAACACAAAAGTTTTTAAGTTACGAAGGTCTTGGTACATATGACAGTAAAGTCAAAGCTTATATTGTAGATAAGGCTGACACTGCCAAGACATCTGCTATCGAAGCAGACGCAGTTGTAGTTACTACAGATGTAACAACAGAAGGATATGCAAAGTCTTATACATTCACTCAGAATGGTGCAACTATTGCTACGGTTGACATTCCAAAGGATATGGTTGTATCAAGTGGTAAAGTGGTTGTCAACCCTGAAGGACAGGATGAAGGCACATACCTTGAATTGACACTATCTAATGCAACAAGTGACAAAGTTTATATTAATGTTGGCAAGCTTGTAGATATTTACACAGCAAAAGCCAATGCAACTCAGGTTCAGATTGTTATTGATTCTGCAACAAGAGAAGTTAGTGCCACAATTGTTGCTGGTGGTGTAGGTTCAACAGAACTTGCTGACGGTGCAGTTATTACTGCTAAGATTGGTGATGCTCAAGTTACAAAAGCAAAATTAGGCACTGATGTACAAGCTTCTATTGATAAAGCCGATTCTGCAATTCAGTCGGTTGCTACCGGTAAAACAGACGGTACAGTCGCTGTCGATGGCACAGATGTTTTAGTTGCAGGCTTAAAGTCTGCCGCATATGCTGAGACAACGGCTTTTGATGCGGCTGGTGTTGCAGATACAAAAGTAAAAGAACTTGCTGATGGTGCAGTAAAAACAAATACAAGTGATATTTCAACACTAAAAACAAAAGTGGCTGATCTTGAATCTGTTGCTATTGAAGCAATCTCAACAGATGAAATAAATGCTCTATTTACAAAAGTGACTGAATAATTTATTCTCTGATTAATTCAAAGTAATACATATTTCTAAGGGAAGGGTGACGACTCCTCCCTTTTTGTATTGCTTGATACTATATGTTTTTGCAAAAATATATAACTCGTTTTGGAGGGAAGAAAATGGAAGAAAAGAAATTTTTAGATTTAAATGGTTTAAAAATAGTTGTAAATAACATCGAGAACGAGATAGATGGAAATAAAGGCGACATATCTTTTACCGATGATATTACTTATGAACCGTTAGAAGAAACGGAGGCAAGTTCGTAATGGCTATGTCTCTTAAAGAAAGCTTGGAAAGCTTAAAAAATCAAACATCCGCATACACCCCGTCAGTTATGATGCTTGAACCAAATACTGAACCAGAGATAACAGTTGATATGGACAATAGGACGATTACTGTTCCGTCTGAATTGCAGACAATAGGTGTAGCCACTGAAAATAATGCCGAAACAGTTTACATTCGTGTTCCGTCTATTACATTTGACGGAATTGATTTAACTGATAAAACTGCCTATATCTATTTTGTAAACGCAGGCAAAGAAGTGAATATTTACAAAGTCACTGATGTTACTGTTGAAGATAATTCGATTAAGCTTGGCTGGACTATTACAAATGATGTCACTCGTTACGCAGGAACAGTGTCGTTTTCAATTGCATTTGAGTTAGATAATTCATACAAATTGACAACTACTCCTGCCACTTTAACGGTTCTTAAAGGATTGGACATTGACCAAACAATTTCAAAGCAAGACACTGCTATTGTATCTGCTCTATATGACAAGGTTAATGCTCTTAATACAAAAGTAGACAATGCCGTAAATTCAATGGATAATTCAGTTGCAACAATCAACTCATTGCAGAGTGCTGTACAATCGTTGCAGTCGGAATTAAACTATATAAAAGAACACGTTGTTTACGTGATAGATGATATTGAAAATTAGAAAGGAGGAACTTAATGGCTAAAGCAAAATATTTTACACAAAATAATGAAAAAGTATATCCTATATCGCATACCAAAGCAGTATATGATGGTAGTGGTAAAGTCTTAGAGGATAGATTGACTGAAGATGAAACTGCAATTTCAAGCCTACAAACGGACGTAAAAGGCAAAGCCGACAAGACTGATGTAGACAATAAGCTCAGTTCAAATGGGGCTATTTCTGACACTACTGTGGCTTTTACAGAGGCTTCAGCAAGGGAAAATATTGTTTCAAATGAAAAGAGTTCTACTCTATTTGGTAAAGTTCAAAAATGGTTCTCTGATTTAAAAAAAGTTGCTTTTACAGGTAGTTATAACGATTTGATTGATACTCCGTCAAATGCTACTACTACCATTAATGGTTTAATGTCGTCAAGCGATAAAATAAAATTAAACGGAATATCAAGTAATGCAAATAACTATATTCACCCCACTACATCTGGCAATAAACACATACCAAGTGGAGGCTCATCAGGTCAAATACTGAAATGGTCGGCAGATGGCACTGCTATATGGGGAACTGAAAAAACATATAGTAATGCTACTACTTCAAGTTCAGGGTTGATGAGTGCAAGCGACAAAACAGACCTTGATGCTTGTGTAGAAACTTTAAGTGCCAATGCATCAGTGTTTCTTAGTTTGATTTCTCAACCAAGTTCGGGTGATTTTTCATTTAATGGATACTTGTCAATTGATTACTTAACTTTAACAAATGATGTAACATTTTCAAATACAGATTTATTTAATGGATATGCTTCATTAACTGAAATCACATCAGAAGTTTATGATATGTCTCAAAAGAATGTTGATAATGGACTTGATTTTGTTTATTATATGGCACACGATACAAGCAGTAAAAGATTTGATTTTTCTGCTACTGACCCATTGTATATATCTAGTAGCCAGGGTGGTAAATGGTATTACGATGGCAATGAGATAGCTACTAAGTCTGATATTCCAAGTACGTCTGATTTCTTTAAAACATCTGGTGGCACTTTAACTGGTAATGTAACTATTAAGAATAATACTAATTATGGTACAAAACTAAATTTTGGTGATGGCGATTATGTTCATATAGCTGAGGTATATGATGATGCAATGGAACTTAAAGGTTCTAATATACATTTAGGTATTGAGACATCTAAAGCAGTATGGCTTCAATCATCTAATAGTTCAACTACTAAATACAAAGTAGTAGGTACTTCAACTGGTTATAATACAAAAATACATGTAGCAACGTCTCAACCGTCAACAATGTCGGTCGGGGATATTTGGTTTAAAATATCATCTTAATAAATTTAAAGGAGGGATAATAAATGCCGACTGGTTTATGGACAGATTATAAAGCAAGTTCATTCAATGGAGGTAATGGCACTTCTACAAATCCATATCAAATTGCAACTGCTGCTCAATTAGCTTATTTAGCATATGGTATTAATAATGGTATTTCAAACTATGCCACATCATATTTTAAGTTGACAGCAGATATTGATTTGGCTGATCATTATTGGACACCTATAGGTAATTCATCTCATCGATTTAAACGCTCATTTGATGGAAATTATTATAAAATCTCTAATATGAATATTGACACATCAGTTAATAGTTCTGATTTAATAGGACTATTTGGATATACTGAAGCTCCGAGCACTACTGAAGAAGTATCTATAGGAAATTTTTATCTAGTGAACCCACGCATAATAGATAAATCTTCTACTTATGCATCTTTTATTTTGGCAATTCATAATAGAAGAATACGTATACATGATATTGAAATAATAGATGGACACTATTCATATGCATCATATTCATCCACCATAGAATCTAGTTCATATTTTGGATGTTTCTTAAGTAAAGCTATCTCAGTATCTGCTTGTTATGCAACAGTGCATGATGTAAATGCACTTTCTACATATATTAGAAGTAATAAACAATATACAGGAGGATTAATAGGATATTATGAAGTAGGTGAAGGTAATAATGAAATATATAATTCAAATATTGTTATTACTGATTTAGTATGTCCTCACGGTATTTATGTAGGCGGTGCAATAGGATATTTAGATCATGAAAATTATTATAATATGTATTTACAAAACATATCAGTACAAATTCAAGATGGACAAGTTAATTCAAATACTATAATTGGTGGTATTATTGGTTATTATTGTAATAATATATCAAAATCATATAATTATATAAATATAAATAATATATCATCAGATATTCTTAATATGTATCCATCTCCAACAAAATTTAAAGCATTTGTTGGAGATTGGAAAACAGGTATAACTAGTGCTAATTTTAAATCTACTAATAAACTGAGTAAATTATATTATAATACTGAAGTCAGTAAAACTGGTTATAATAGTGGTCTATTTTCAGATACTGAAAATACAACAATCGTTAAATCTTATAAATATAGTGATACATGTAATGTATATGATACATCTACTAATACCACAGTTATGAATTATTATAATGTAGCTCACGCAATAGCATGCAGAACATTTTCAGTTCAAGTTACTAAATCAGGTTCAGTAACATATAGAGAAATAATTTATCTTAATGATATTTATAAACGAGCTCATACATTAGAACCTATTAAATTTATATTAATGTGGGATTTTGGCGATTTTAATCCATATGATGAAAGCACATTAAATTTCCCAATATTTGTATTAGTTACTGGAACCACATATACATTTCCTGATGCAGATATCTATTCATATCTTAATCCTACGTTAGAGAGATATGACTTAGAAAATAATAATAAATGGCTTGCAGAATCACAACAAACATTAAATGATGCATCCGGGATTTATCATCCTGGTGATACTGTTACTGTTAGTACTGATTTTGTTATATGGACTGGATCTGTTGATAAAACTAAAGTTATATCGTATAAAAAAGATAGCAGTACTGTAGTTGATGTCACAAATGTTGTTTATAAAAATAGTTCATCCACAGTTAGATCTATGGCTGATTACAAATATAAAAAAAATAGTAGTACTGTAGTATAAATATATACTGTAGTATTAACAAGTAAATATAATTTATAAAGGAGGATATATCATGTTAATTATAAATGATACTCAAATTCAAGAAGAAGGAGAGATATATGAAAGACCATATATAACACGTGGTATAAAAAGAAATTGTATCGAGATAACAATAGGTAAACAAGATAATGTTACATACGATACTCTTGTAAATACATTTTCTGATGGTGCAAGTATTATAAGACGTCTTAAAGAAAAAAGAATCGAAAAACAACTTGTATCTGAAGCCACTGAAACTGAAGAAGCAGTGTATCAAGAAGTTGAAATTGAATATGATCAAGATTATCCATTAACAGATTTTGTTGTAGCAGGTGATATTATTGACAAACGTGATGGTACATTTGTTGTATATATGGGTATGAAGACTGAGACTGAAATACTCGAGGAACAAAACGCTGAGCTTATGTTAACGCTTGTCGGAGGTGAAGAATAATGTATTACAATATGATACGAAAATATTATATTGAAGGTTATGGTTATCCAAAGAAGTATTACACCGATGTTGATTTAGATAAGTTTGTAGTAAAAGGTATGATAACTCAACAACAGTCTGATGAGTTAAAAGCAGAAAAAGGAAGTGATAAATAATGGCTGAGACTGTTCAAAAGACAGTGGAGTTCCAAATAGAGGATATGAATGCTGTGATAAATTGTTTGAATGATATTAGTGTTCGTGGGATAGATTGTATTAAATTTGCAAATGTTCTACATATTTTACAAAGCAAAGGTACTATTAAGTAAGACACCAAGGAGGGCTAATGGAAGTAATATCAGAATTACAAAATATAGATTTGACTTCGTGGATTATTGTTGGTTTTATGATAATGACAATCATTGTAACATTCTATGAGGTCATATGTAAAGTATGTGCCATTTTCAATAAGCCAATAGGAGCAATGAAACAACGAAAGGCTGACCATGCATTGTTAGTTGAGACGGTTCAGGATTTAAAGCAATTACACGAAAAGCACGAAGAAGATACTAAGCAGTCAATTAAGCACGATAAGATTATCAAGGAAGAACTTTCCACTCTCACCAATACTGTCAATAGTATTGCTACCAATCTTGAAGATATGGAGCGAAAAAATAATGAAACCAAAGTTAAGGAATTAAAGGATACTCTTATCAATTATTATAATAAGTATCGTGTGGTTGGTGAATGGTCAAATCTTGAGAAAGAAGCTTTTTGGGAATTGTTTGAAGACTACGAATCCAGAGGAGGCAACGGGTTTATACATTCAATTGTTGAGCCTGTTATGAGAGAGTTAAAGGTAGTTGACTAAATTTTATAGAGTCTGCTAAATTAAGCAGGCTCTATTTTTTTTTAATAGAATGGTGAAATTGGAGGTAATAATATCAAGTATGTACGGTTTCATTTACATAACGACAAATCATATAAACGGCAAAAAATATATAGGTCAAAAGAAATATGATAAGTATAACCATTGGAAAACTTATCTTGGTAGTGGAATCTTATTGTCAAGAGCAATTAATAAATATGGCAGAGAAAACTTTTCAAAAGAAATCATAGAAGAATGCGAAACAAGAGATAAGCTAAATGCACGAGAAAAATATTGGATTTTTTATCATGATGCCGTAAACTCTGATAAGTTTTATAATCTTGCTTCTGGTGGTGACGGTGGTAGAACATGCTATGGAGAAACACATCATGCCTCAAAGAAAGTCTACCAGTATGATAAAGACGGAAATTTTCTTAGAGAATGGGATAATGCACAAAGAGCTTCTGAAGAATTGGGCATTTGTGTGTCCGATATTCATGTTGTTTGCAGAAATAATAATGGTGTTAAGCAGGCAGGAGGATATATCTGGTCTTATATCCCATATACTCAAGTTGATAGATACGCAAGAGAAGGGATGAACAAACATAAACTTTTACAGTTAGATTCTAATTTTAAAATTGTTTCATCTTTTAAAAATATATCGTATGTTGATAAAGAAAGTTTTGACAGAGAAAAAATTATCAATTGTTGTAATTTTAAAGCAATTACACATAAAGGTTTTCATTGGATGTATGAAGAAATGTATGACGATAAACATATCTCAATGATACTCGCTATGAAGAATAAGAAACCAAAAGATGTAACATCTAAGGTAGTTTATCAATTAGATGCCAATAAAAATATCGTACATACATATAAAAACTCAAAAGAAGCTTCAGATATAACCGGTATTAAAAAAGGTACTATTCAAGCTTATTGTAAAAGAAATGTAGCCAATCACGGATTTAATACAACAGGTTATTACTGGGTTTATGATGTAGCATAA